AAGTGATGATGAAGTATCTATGTATTCATTAATGAGGACAAAGTGAGTTGAATCACACCCCTAACAGCTTAATATTTTTAATTTAAAACCTTTAAAACCTCAATATGAAACAAACAACTAACCTTAAAAGGAGTTAGTGAACCCTACCTGTAATAAGGTCGTAAATGGGTTTAATGAATAGCATTCAGCAACTCCTTTTACCTTATTATTAATCATTAAAAACAAAAACTATTATGAAAAAATTAAAACTATTTTTAGCTATTTTAAGCTTATTTACACTATATTGCTATTAATTAAATTTATTTAATAAACTATAAACTTTATAAACAAATCAAACAATAACCACTAAAACAAAGCCTTAAACAACTATGAACATTAAATAAACAGTTGTTTAGGGTTTTTTTTACTAACCGATATAAACATTATAAACAATGAAAAAAAGATTAAATACAATATTTGAAATATTATTATCTATATGTGCTATAATAGTTATTATATACATATTAGCATTCTTCTTCATTATAAGTTTTTCTTTCTTAACTTGGGATTTTCAACCTTTACATTGGTTAATTGAATCATTAGGTTTTTTAAGACTTGCATTATTTTTAGGAATACTATTTGGAATTATATCATATTTAGAAAAATTAAAATAAAACATTATGTCAAAAAATAAAATTAAAACACAATACACTAAAGCAGATATTGCTAAAATTAACAATGCTTATTTTACAAAAGTAGAAGAATACTCAAAACTTTCTTTAGAAGAACTAAAGGAATTATATCCTTCATTAGGAGGATCGTATAAAATAGCTTGTTTAGAAGTAACTAATAAAAAGTTACAAGAATTAAAACAAAAGAATTTAACTGAAGCTATCAATGATGTTAAAAATAACATTGAAGAAGCTGTAATTATTGATGAACCAACTACTAATACTGAAACACATGAATAAAGAATATTTAAAAGCAGGAGAATATTATTGCTGGAATTATGATTCATTTATTACTGAAGAAGAAACTACTAAAGAAGAATCTCCAAGAAAAGTTAAAGTAGAATTAGATTCTAGAGCATATTCATTAGATGAAATATCTAAAGTAATTAATGCTAATTATGAAAAAGAAGATGCATTAGAGATTATTAAAACTATTAAATCTATTAAATAATGAGAAAATTCAAACATAAAATTACTAATCATATTGCTGAAGAAGATGATCGCAAAGCTGGTATATATAATATATCAGGTATGAATACACATACTATTTTACCTAAAGAATGGATTGAAAATTCTAATGATTGGCAAAAAATCAGTGAAAAGGATTATGAGATATTAAGTTTTAGACAAGATGTTCAAATTACTGATTTATGGCTCCCTGATAGAAATAAAGGTGAAGGATATTGGTCTAGAGGTGGTTATATGACTAATCCATACACTACTAATCAAATATTAAATCATGAAATGTATGAAATTTATTCAGTTAAACGTTTATCAGATGGTGAAATATTTACTATTGGTGATACATTTAAACCTATAAATTCTATACATCATAACTGTAATATACTTAATGATATTTCAATTAAAGATGATAATGTTATATTTAATGGATATATAAATGGTTTAAAATATTGGTCTAAAGTTAAACAACCATTATTCACAACTGAAGACGGTGTTGATATATTTGAAGGAGATGAATGGTATTGGATACCCACAGTAAAAGCTGATAGTAATTATGTGTTACATGGTCCTACTAAAACTATAAATTTAGACTATGATATTAGACATATTGTTAAAAACTTCTCAACTAAAGAAAAAGCCCAAAAATATATTGATTTACATAAACCTAAGTATAGTTTAAATGATATTGAAAATTGTTTAATGTCTACAGCTATAACATATTTTCAACATAAAGTATTAGAAGATAATTTAAAACAATTAAATAAATAATGGTAGAAGTATATGATATTGAAACATTAAAACCTATGTTTTCATATGTAGGTTTTAATGTTCATTCTAAGACACTTTCTAAATTTGTAATATCCGAGTATCAAAATGATTTAAAACCTCTTATAAAGCATTTAAATGACCTTAAAGGACAAATTGGTTATAACAATCTATCATTTGATGCTCAGGTAATACAATTTATATTAGTTAATTGGGATGATTGGTTAGATTTAACATCATTAGAAATTTGTAAATTAATTTATAATTATTCACAATATGTAATTAATAAAGCTAATAACAATGAATTTTTAGATTATCCTGAATGGAAATTAATTATTAAACAATTAGATTTATTTAAAATTTGGCATTTTAATAACAAAGCCAAAATGACTGGATTAAAATGGGTGGAATTTTCAATAGATTTCCCAAATATTGAAGAAATGAATGTACCTCATAATATTGATAAATTAAGTCAAGAAGAAATTGAAGGAGTTTTATCTTATAATGTTAATGACGTAATGGCTACTTATGAATTTTATTTAATTACAATTGGTCAAACTGAACATCCATTATATAAAGGTATTGATAAAATAAACTTAAGAAAAGATATTCAAAATGAATTTGGTATTAAATGTATTAATTATAATGATGTTAAAATTGGTGATGAATTAAATAAATTAGGTTATTTAACTAAAATTAGTAAAAAAGATGATAAAGATTTTATTAAATATCAATTAAAACCTAAAAATGTTAAAACTGAATTTACATTTGGTGATTGTATACCTAATTATGTAAATTTTAAAACAGAAAAATTTAATTTATTTTTCAATAATGTTAGAAAGCAAAAAGTTGATTTAAAATCTAAACAAGAGTTTAATTTAGAACATAATGGTACTACATATACTATTATGAAAGGTGGAATTCATAGTCAAGATAAACCTAGAATTGTACAACCTAATGATAATGAAATACTTAGAGATGCTGATATTGGTTCTCAATATCCAAATGGTATTAGAAAAAGAGAATTAAATCCTTCACATTTAAGTAAAGTTTGGTTAGAGCAATATGTAGATACTATTCAAAGACGTTTAGATGCTAAGAAATTATATAAACAAACCAAAGACCCTAAATATCAAGCTATTCAAGAAGCTTATAAATTAGCTTTAAATGGTGGTGGTTTTGGTAAAACAGGTGAAGAATCTAGTTGGCAATATGACCCATTTGTAAGTATGTGTGTTACTATTGGAAATCAATTTGAAATTTTAATGTTAATTGAAATGTTAGAATTAAATGGGATACATATTATTAGTGCTAATACAGATGGTATAGTTAGTTTATTTGATAAAAATTTAAATGAAACATATTATCAAACATGTAAAGAATGGGAATTAATTGTTGGTAATGAAGATTTAGGTCAATTGGAATATGCTGATTATTCTTTATTAGTTCAAACATCAGTAAATGATTATTTAGCTATTAAAGTTGGTGAATCTAAACCTAAGTGCAAAGGTGATTTTGTAAGTGAATTTGAGATTCATAAAAATAAATCAGCTAGAATTATACCATTAGCTTTACAAAATTATTATTCAAATAAAATAAATATTGAAGAAACAATATTAAAACATGATAATATTTTTGATTTTTGTTTGGGAGTAAAATCAAAAAGTGATTCAAAATTAATTCATTCAAATCCTAAAACAAATGAAGAAATTGAATTACAGAAAATAAATAGATATTATATATCTACAGATGGATTCAATTTATTAAAAAGAATGAAACCATTAGAGAATAAAAAAGGTTCTGGTCAATTAGATATATTTGGAAATATAGATGATGGTACAAGAGAATCTGAAGTTGAAGCTGGTTGGTTAACCACTATTTACAATAAACATATCATTAAAAATATAGAAGATTATAATATTGATTATTCATTTTATATTCAAAAAGCAAATAAAATTATAAATAATATTGGAAAATAATAGAAATTATATTATATTTGCATAATAACATTCTTTAATATAAAAAATATGAATAAATCATTTAAACAAAAATCAGGAATATATAAAATAACGAATCTTATAAACAATAAAATTTATATCGGTAGTTCTATTAATGTAAGTGTTAGAATTTCTCAACATAAATTACAATTAAAAAATAAAAAACATCATAATAAATATTTACAAAGTTCTGTAAATAAATATGGTATAGAAAATTTTGAATATTCAATATTAGAATATTGTAATGAAAATGAACTTTTAGAAAGGGAAGAATATTATATTAATTATTATAATTCAAATAATAATAATTTTGGATATAATATTGAGTCTTTTATTAATGGTAGAAAAAGACATTCTGAAGAAACTAAAAAGAAAATTGGAATTAAAAATACTGGAAAAAGTAGAATTTTTACTAATGAATGGAAAGAAAATATATCAAAAAGCATTAAAGGAAGAGTAAATAGCAAAGAACATAATAAAAACATAAGAAAATCTAAATTGGGTAAAAAAAGAGAACCATTTAGTGATAATTGGATAGATAATTTGAGAAAATCTCATATAAAATATTCAATTACAATTATGTTAAATAATAATATAATTAAAGAAAATTTAACAGCACGAGAATGTGCAGATTTTCTAAACGTTCAAGTTAGAACAATATATCAAGCATTAAAATTTAATTATAAATGCAATGGATATAATATATTAGATAAGCAATTAACATTATTTTAAAATGAGATTAAAACAAAGAATACCTACATATATTGTAGGACAAACAGTTACTATTCTCG